GTTCCAGAAATATATACTCCTCATTACATAACTATTACTGAGCCACCTGAGATTGATGCCCCTGGTTGTACTTATCAGCATCGAGATATAAAGAATACTGGCAATCGTAATTTGTTATTGGAAGATCCTAATGGAGTGTTTACTACCTGTGATTTTCCCTTTCCTAGCTTTATACCTCTTGATTATTCTCCTGAGAATTTAGTGATTGTAGAAGAAGTTCCGATGAATAATTCTACTCCTGATCTTCCTAAGACTGAACAGGCTGAAGTACCAAAGATACCAGAAGATAAACCACCAGTTTTACCTCCCTGTCCTGGTAAATCTAATCAGAGGGTTGGAGACTTTCGTAACGAAAAACGATTGGAACGTGCTATTGGACATAAAAGAGGAGATGATGGGATCGAGTGCATCACTATCTATGAAAACGTTCCGTTTAAAGATCAGTACATTCCAGAAGTTTCTACTCTTGTATCTACTGTTGTTATCGGCTTGGTCGCTGCCAGTAGTCCACTACTTCTTAACGCAGTCAAACCTTTAGTAAAACAAGTAGTTAAAAAGCTGACAAAAAAGAAAGATAAGTTATAATAAAAGAACCCTATTTTTCTGGCGATGGATAGGGTGTCTAGGTAGGCAAGTTCACCCGTACTTGTCTACTGCTTTAATTTATGAGTATGTGGGATAACTTGATTTGGTGGAACAGTAACTACAATATCTTCACAAGTAATAGCACTAGGAGTATTAGACTTAAAGGTAACACCTAACTTTGCCTGTTTCGCACACATCTCCAGACGATATAAACTAATCTCCATTTTTGTCTTTTTAATCAATAATTCTTGTGCTTCCATATTTATCTCTGCTGCTCTATGACATAGCTCTCCACCACGACCCAAAGGAATATTGAACTGCATAGAAATACCATAATTTAAGTTATAGTTATCCTTTTCAAATCTTGGAGTTTTTGTTGTATATTTTACTGCTCCTGTAGTTTCATCATAAATTTCTTGATAAGTAAACTCTTCTATGGGTCGATTAAATGACCAAGAATCGGTTAAGTATGGAGTAATCGTCATACTTGGAGAAGTACAAGTAATTCCCTGAGAATATCTATTTTGTGGCAACGAAGATGGAGTTATCATGGTTGCATTATTATTTACAACTCCCTGTGCTGTACTGTTAGGAGAAGCTACTGTTGTATTAGCCAAAACCCTTGCAGGGCAAAGGATTAGAGCTATTGCCCAAATGTAGTTGTAGTTTCTGTTGTTGTGCTTGTATTTATTGTTCTTGTTATAGTTGTTACTGTGTCTAATCCTGGGGTTATTAGAGTTTCTTGAAGAGAGAAAGCTGAACCTGGGGTTGTTATTTTCCATCTTGGAACGGCTTCTAAGTTTGGTGAAGTCCAACTAAAATTTACTCCTCCAACTGTTTGTTCTGTAAGAGTTGTAGCTGTAGGGTTGATATATCCATTAAGATCGGCACTCTCGATGTTATGTCCAGAACTTGAGTAGCTATATCCAGTTCTGTATTGATGACTTGTGATAGTTTCATTTATTACTGATTCAGAAGAACTTGAAGTTGTGCTAGATCCTGAACGAAACTGTGGAACGACAGGTACAGCAAGGGTTCTTATAGGTAATACTAATAAAACTAACCAAAAAAGTCTAGTCAATGGTAATACGAACAGTTGTTGAACCTATGCAACTTGTACCAGATCCTCCAGCAGTACAAGTATGAACACCTGATGAAAGTGAAGTAAGAGCAAGTGATCCAGCAGTTCCTCCAGAAATTACTGTTGTTTGTCCACCAAGAACAGGAAGAGTTGCTATACCGCTACTTGGAGTTATGGCAGATTGTGTTACATCTCCAGCTTGATATGATTCTGTAAGAGAAAAAGCTGATCCTGCCGAAGTTACTGTTTTATTTGTATTTACTAAAGCTGGTACACCATTACTCAAACTTCCTAAATTCAGACCTCCAATCGCATTTGTAACTACACTATCCCCCGTTCCTGTAGAAGTTGTGATGTTATTTCCGCTTATGCTGTAGCTCGAAGGGGCAGCATTTGTAATGACGTAAGGAGAGTCAATAGAAATTTGTGCAGAAGTAACAAACTCCTGTTTTATATCAGCATAAACTGGTGCTGAGAACAAAAATAAGAATGGAAGAAGTCTTTTCATTTTTTTGGATCAACTACTTTAGTACCAATAATTTTTATAGGTGTTTCTATTCTAACTGTTTGATAACCACCAGACTGTGATGCTAGTAACGCTTCAACTTCTTTCTTGTTTAATGGCTTTTCATCAGGTTTAAAGGTACCATCACCTCTTTTCTTAGCACCTTCTAAACCAAAACTCGCTAATGCACCTGTTAGCAAAGAAGCAGGAAAAGTTATATCTTTTGGTTCGTTACTGTAACCAGGGAGCGAAATATAATTAAGAGATACTATGAAGCCACTCCAAGCGACAACACTGAGTCTCACGATTACAGATATAAAAGCTAATTGCTCTTCTTTATCGGTAATGTTCTCCTTCAGTTTTTGAAGTGGACCTTTTTTAATTTCTTCTGCCATAACTTGTTTTATTAGTCATACTAGACATAATTAGGTATTTAAGCAAATGACAGAAGTACAGGCAGCTTTACTAGGAGCAGGAGCTACAGCATTTGTCATGGTTTTGTCAAACATGAGTAATCGTAGAGAACGTACCATAATAGATATTTACAATAGATTAAACCAGTTATCGCAAGCGGTTAGCAGGTTAGAAGGACAAAACCGATAATGTTTGTTATGTTTGGAATACATAACACAAACAAATGCTAAAAATTTTTAAACCTATCCTTCTTGTTTTTATAAAATCAAAAGCAATGAAAAGGTTAATACTGGATCTGTTAAAGGCTTTAGCTAAACAAACAGACAATACAATAGACGATCAGGTAGTAAGTTTTGTAGAAGCCAGACTCTATCCAGGGTCTACAACAGCCCTTCAATGATATGAAAGATGACGGGTTTATGAAAATGATTGGTAGTAAACTGCCTCCCGAAACAGAATTGGCAGTGGAAATGAGATGCAGAGAAGTCTGGGCTTGCGAAGATATAGAACAAATAAAAGCCTTTTGCATAGACCTTATGAAAAATCATGCAAGGGCTGAAGCTGTACTATCTACTGCAATGATGCGTGTAATAGAGTTAGAGTCAAGATTATCTGCTATAAAAACACCTACAAGAAAGCACACAGGAATCTACAGAGTCAGATGGTGGATCGAACAATTACATATGCACTGGAAATATAGAAAGGTAACAAAAAAGTACCCTAAATAACTATTCTTCGTCTGTTATGTCGATCCATTTAGGAATAGTAGGAAAGCGTTCTTCTGGGCTATAGGGATAAGCATATTGATAAGTTTTTTTAGTGTTAGGGTTGTAAAAAATCATACCCACATACTTATTTTTTGGAAAATAAGGCTTACTCATAATTAAACCTTGTTTTTTAGATCCTCAAAAATGTCCTCTATTGCGGTAACACCTTCGCTTAATTTTTCCATTCTACTCTCAGCTTCATCAAGCATTTTTTCTAACTTTTTGTTTTCGTAAGCCTGTTCGTAATAAGGTTCTAACATCTCGTCAATAGCTGTTCTAACTAAAGCGGAAATAGATTTACCTGGTCCACTAAGATTTTCTAATGCCTTGTGCTGAGAAGTTTTAATTTGAACTGTGGTTCGTATTAACTTATCTTCTTCAAATAATGATGGAGGTTCAGTAGCCATGTTTTTTAATGTAGTAAAGTAAAATGAGGACTTACAGATCGGGTTAGCTTATTTAGTGATAATATTATCAGGAGTTCCCCCCTTTTGACCCACCACTAAATCCTCGATGGGAACTTGTATTATCATTTGTAAAATCTTACCAGAGGAATATGAGGGTCATAGTTCCCGAGATTACAAAAAAGCAGCGTAACCACCTGGACTATTACAGGTTGATCTTGCCCCAGAAGTCATAAAAGTTTTTTATCAGTTATATCGACCCAATGAAACATATCAATACAACCAAAAATAGTATCGACAAAATCTCTTTCTTGGTATCTGAAGGTTCTTTTTAGATCAAAGTCGTAATGAACCTGACCGATATAGGGAGCTTTAGGAAAATCAATTCCTAGTGATGATCTAAAGTAAGGCATCAGACAGACAATCTTCCGTCTGCAACAGCTTGCTTTTGATCTGCTCTCCATTCCTCTTCGGTAGGTTCTCTCCAATCACCTGTAAAGCAACCTTTTGGGTGAACTATCTCATAGTAAGGAGTTTTGTCAGCTTCCTCTTCAGTTATAGAGATTCCAAACAAACCTTTATGTTCGTCATCTTCATCTAATACAGACTTACCATAGCCATCAAACCACCA